CTGATAGCCTACAATATTAGCTGTTGATTGAACGGTATCTGGCGTTATTTTGAAGTCAATATTCCAATCGTCACCTCCATTGTTGGTGAAGTCGATTGTGGAAGTTCCTGCGGTGTAGGATTGGATTAAATATATTGGTGAAAATCCTATACTATCTAAATAGTCTATTGAAGTTGCAAGTGATCCTCCAACTAAAAAATAGTAAGGTAGTTTATTTTGGTCACCGCTTAATGTAACTGTGACTACTGTATCATCTTGCAACGCTACCCCTGTACCGCCTGATAATGCAGACCCATCTAACCCTTTATCTAGTCCGTAAACTTCAATAAATCCATTAGCATTTTCAAAGAATACGACTAATTCTCTAGCATCGAATAAATCTATTACCTTATCTCTATCGCTAGGTGAATCGGTATAGATTTTAAGTATCGCAGTCTGCTTTAAAATATTAACGTTATCCCCAACTACGCCTTCGTAAGTTCCGCTATGTGTATTCTTTTTACCTACAATTTTCGCCAATTGGTATTGGTAGTTAGTACTTCCTATTTGTTTAGTGACTAAACTATTTATATAACCATCTGAATCGAATGTATAGCTTTCAATTTGGTTTAATTGCGTAACCCATACACGTTTATCCACACCACCCACTTGATTAAGTGATGCACACGTAGCCCCTATGCTTCTAAGTATATCAATACAATCGCTCACGCTTATTATAATTGTAATTATCGTTCCTGTTTACATTCCCTGCACCAATAACTGAAAATGAAAGTTTTGGTTTTGTTTGTGCGCAATTTTTGCCTTTATAAGCCACTCCATCGAATGTGTATTTAGCATCTTGTAAGTACTTTAATAGCTTGACTTGAAATGTGTTTTTTAAACCCTCTATTGAGTTTGTCATTTCCGCACGTCTTTTATCGCTAATCGGTTTAAATCCTTCCTGTCCATACTCTTCTACTGTCCATTGAGTAGTATTTATACCAGCATAAGGGAAGTATCTATGGAATGAACACGCTGAAATAAATGGCTTTACAACCATATTGAAAAAATTGTTCAACTCTGGTCGTATTAATGAAGGCGAAAGTATCATATCGTCAATATCGTTTACTAGATTCTCGTCAATTAACGATGCCAAGTCGAGCGTTTCCGATAGAAGTATATACGGGTCAATACTTTCTGTTGATGTATTAGGTGAAATACTCGGGAAATGCTTTCTAATATCAGCAACTTCAATCCATATAGATAGTTCATTTATCATGGCTGTATAGTTTGTTGTTGTTGTGGATTTGGCGCAATACCAAATTCGCTTATTGTCCAATCAATAGTATTGCCATATAGTTCTCTAAAGGCATCGCTGATTAATCGCTGAATCGGATTAACAGAATCCCTTAAAATTTCTTTAGCTTGTTCTATTGCATCGCTATTACCTAGTACAGCAGCTTCGCTATATCCAAGCAATACAGGGTGAACATCCCATAATCGGCAAACCGCACGCTCGATAATATCTCTTTTGCTATTTGATGCCTCTAAAATTGGCTTAGGGTCATTCCCTGTGAATATCGGCACTTCTTCTTTGGTATCAACAAAGTTTGTCATAACCGCAAATCGTGAAGTTAAACCCTCTTTATTTTTACGAAGCCCTGTGAACTGTGTCATAGCTTCTTCAACTCTATCTCTATCACTTTGACCTGTTGCTTCGTCTTTATTTTCTGAAACACCTATAAAAGTCATAGTACCACCAAGCGCAAAACCATTTAGCACAGCTTCATAATCCATCTTAGCTATTTCACTCGATGTCTTAATGTCTTCAAATGAAGCTAAGAAATCCGGTATAGGATATAGTGCAGAATCGAATTCATTACCATTGAATAAGTAGAATATTTCACCACGACCGCCAAAAACTGTTTTATTGATTTGAATATCCTCAAATGTAGCAATAGTGCCTTTGAACGATTGTAGTTTTACCCATGCATTTTTATCGTATTTCTCCGATCCGATTGTATCATTGAAATAAAAGCACTCATTATCTCGTCTTACCTTATGTAATGGCAATACTTTTATTTTACCTACCGCCCCATTACCAAGTCGTGAAACATGAATAGCGCACCCACTGAAATACCCAAATGAAAGCGCAATTTTTGAAAGTATTTTATCGGCTGTTTCCTTTTCATTCACTTGAAACTTAGATGCATTGTCGCTGATAAATCCATCTGCCTGTATGTAATCAGAATATTTTTTTAAAGCCTTTTTTGCAGTACCGCTATTGTTAATAGCATCAATAATATCTAAAGGCAATCGGTCATTATATCCATACTTAAAGTAACCTATTCCTTTATCTTGATAAGTTGTAGGCAATATATTCTTAAAAACTTTAGAATCTGATTTGCCTATCTTTTTTTTCATTGTATATGCTTATAATCGACTTCAATTTCTTTAATCGTACTAAATCCTTTTGGATGAATTACTAGCTTTTTATTTGGCTTAATGCAAATGTACTTTTTTTGATAGTCAATAAGTATAGCATCTGCTATTTTGTTAGCCCTACTAAACATAGTAATTAATTCATCGTATGCTTTTTCATGCACAACATAAGCAAATGCGCCCCATGTCATATTTTGCTGTGTAAAATGCTCGTCAAAGTATGAAGGTCTGCGACCGAATGAACCACCTAAGTAAAGTATACGCCAATCAGTAGGCATAACTGATAGATAGTATTTAAAATCTTTTTCAAATGTATCTGAAAAAAGTATGTCATCTTCAAAAATAGCAATGCAAGGGAGTTTATTTTCCCTTGCATATTTAAGTGCCTTTAAATGCGATTGAATACAAGCGTATTCATTATCTGTAACGCCTTTAATAGTTGATTTTACAGTATTACCGTCTACTGCTTCTAATCTTTCGATTTTGCTGGTCTTCCTTTCTTTTTCGGTGGTGATTCCAAAGCAGTTTCCCGTTTGTTTGGTTGCGCTGTCAATGAATCGTTTTCGCCTGTCTGCACTTCGTTCAAGATTGATAAAGACTCCAGCGATTGGGTAGTTGATGGGCTTATATTTTTTTTTTCACCAGATACAACAACAAAGCAATGCTCGTAATTATTTTTAATGGCTAATGCTACCAATTCATCGGTAATATTATCATTGGTAATTGTAACTAAATTACGTGTTTCAGTTCGGAATGTAATTTTGTTTAAGTCTTTGCGTAGTTTGTACTTTGAAATTTTTAAACTCATATAGTTATTTAAATGTTTACTAATATTCTTTTCACTCCAAAGATAGTATCTTCTTTGATAATGTCATAGCGTAGCGAATTTAAACCGCTTTTTTGCCATGTTAAATCAGTTGACGTACAAAGTCTTTTATTTACTTCATATTGCCTTGTCAATGGCTGTTTTTTATGCCTTTGTGAATAGTATTTGAATGGCATAAACTGAACATCTAAACCTGCTAATTTAGTGCGATTATATAAATCGTCATCTTCGCCACCCCATCCCCAAAACTCGTTACTAGACCCGTTACATTTTAGATAGGATTGTTCAGTAAAAATAGAAACACCTCCAAAACAAGTTGCATAAATCTGTTTATAGTTAAACTGCTCACATAACCCCGATAAATGGATGGCATCTTTAAATTCAGTTCGGTATATTGATAAATCATGCGCTATTAAATCAACATCATGAAAGCAAATTATTTTATCGGTAGATTCATTGAATCCAATATTAAGCAATTTAGCACGGTTAAATAGCTTGTTGCCATATTGCTCAACTACTACAATATCGAAATGCTTGTATATCTGTACAAACTTTTTTAGATGTTCTTCACGGTCACGATATGGAATGATTATTTGCACTACTTATTTTTATTTAGCAACGCCCATTCAATACAATTATCAATACGCAATGTTTGCGCTTCATCAATTCCATAGTGACGGCTATACCATGAGTGAATACCCATAGGTTTATCATTTATTTTTATGATAGTACTAATGCCGTCTGTGCTTTCAATATTGGTAAAATTAGCGTGTTTAAAGTTTAAATGTAACCAATAAAAAAAACCTGCAAATGGCTCGTCTAAATTTGCATTTTTCTCAACTTTATTACCATACTCAAACTGTTTTGAATTATTGAAACTCGCAAACTTGGTTTTGATTAAATCAACATTAAACACATTAAAAAATGGGTTAACATTGAAAACTGATTTGTTGCGATGTGAAATAACACCACCGTCTGGAATGCCACAATACGCAAATTCATCTTTTTTCATTTGCTCAATGACTGCATCAACTAAACTTTCGTTTGTCAAAAAGAAATCTTCGTCACAGTTTAATATAAAACCGTTGTATGTGTTGCCTTCAAATAAATGTAGTAAGTATTCCAATGCACCATTAAAGCCTGTAAATCTTTGGCATTTAATGAAATCGTTTTCACTATTCCAAAATGATTTCATAATCATATATAGCTTATCATTTGCAGAACGTGTAACTATTGTTTTTTTCATAGCTTATTAACTTACAATTATAAAACAATCAACTCCATTTATAGTGCCTAAATATCTTAATTTACTATTTACTGCTTCATCAATAGCTTCATCTGTAAATTTGTATAGCCAGTCTTTTTCATTGCTTAACTCCTTCCATGCCGTAACTGAAAGCACTTTTACTTCAACATCTTTATCTTTTCTAAAAACATTACAAATTTTGTTTAATAGTTGTTTTATCATAATTGTGATTTTAAATATTCAATTCGTTTTGTTATCCATTCGCAAACTTCGTATTGTTCAAGTTTTCTGCAATCGATTAAACTCAACTTTAACTCATAAATGCTTCGTTCAATCTTTTGTTTAGTAACTGCATCTGTTTCATTTAACCTATCTAAATTCGCCCTGTAATGCCTTTTAAGCATTTCGTATCCTTCACGTAAACACATCGAGCAATGCTCTTTTAATCGCTCTTTATAAACCTTTTCATAGTAGTATCTAATATGATTAGGCTCAACTTTAAAGAACCCAACTGAAACTATTTTATCGTTAATTTCTTTGAGTAGTTCAACTGATACCATGTACAAATATAAAAAAGCCCCCGATAATTCGAAGGCTTTTTACAAATTAATTCAATTTTAAATTAAATCGTTTCGGAAATATTATCTAAATATGCTACTGATGTTGCTAATGAACCACCGACTAAAAAGAACTCAGGAAGTTTAGTCTGCTCACCCGATAATGTCAAGGTAATACCGTTATCGTCTTGCAAAGCTACACCTGTACCACCCGCCAATGCCGATGCTTCAAGTCCTTTGTCAAGTCCATAGATTTCGATTTTACCGTTTTCATTTTCAAAGAACACAACTAACTCCTGTCCTTTGAATAATGCTGTTACTGCATCTCTTTGTGATGGAGTATCGGTGTAAATCTTTACAATGGCATTATGCTTAATTAGATTAACGTTATTACCTACAACACCCTCCAATGTTCCGTTATGTGTAAACTTCTTACCTGTTACGGTGATTAGTTTGTAGCTGTCCGAACTGTTATCCGTACCCATTGAAATGGTATTAACATAGCCATCTGCATCGTATGTATAAGATGCGATTTGTCCTAGCTGTGTAATCCATAGCCTTTTATTTACCCCTCCGACTTGATTAACCGAAGCGCAAGTTGCGCCAATACTTCGGAGCGTGTCAATGCAATCTGTTGCTGTTGCCATTTTTACTTAATTTTATTTAGTTATGATTAGGGGAGCGACTAACCGACTCCCCCTCTCAAAATTTTGTTTAGAATCCTGCGATAACGTTTAATTCACCGTATCCGTATTGGTAATCAACCATTGCAGATGCAGGGGAATAAACCATATCATCTTTGCGCTCATACCACGGTTCAATCATTTCAAATCCGCTACCATCAATCATAATCTTATGGTTTGATGGAACTGTCAATATAACACGGTTTGGATTCAATGTAGATGCAGGAGAACCTGTTGTGTCGAATAATGCGATACCACGGTCAACATAGTTGGCATTAATCAATGGAATACCTTGATAAGTTACTCCACTTACACCGTTTTTAATCGCATCTGCATTAGCATACAAGAATGCTGAATTGTTACCAACTTGCAAGAATCTAGTCCATGCTTCATAAACAGTTTGAGTTACAATAAATGCCTTTTGGCTATTGTCAAATGTTTTCATTAGTTGGCTCTGTGCTGTATAGATACCGTACAATGTAGCCTCGATGTTTGCTAAAGACAAATCAGAATCTGAAATTGCCCCTGCATCAACTGTACCATCGTTATTTGATACGCCATCTAACAACTTAGCGAATACGCCATCTAACCCTGCTAACCATGGATTTGATTGCCCAGATGCAGATAAGAACAATGCGTAAAGCAAGTTTGTATTAAAAGCATTTGATTGCTTAGTAACGATACGATCAACAATCTCTGGAGTCAATTCTCCTTTTCTCCATCCATCTGGTAAGTTATCACCATAAATAGATTTCAAAAATACTGTGTAGCACTGTTGGAATGAAAAATCAAACTCAACTGGATTAAGTGATTTTTTGGTAATATCAGTACCGTCTTTCCACTCCCATCCGCACGTTGTTTTAATTGTCGGATGGTCTGTAAATTCAGTATCGAAATAAAGTTCTTTGCCAATTTTGCCGAATAGAATATCGAACGGCAAGGCGTTGATTTTCGGGTCGTTCAATAACGGTTTTACAAATACCTCATATGGTATTGAACCGTTAGCCGGTAATGCTGTTACTGCGTTTGCCATCTTATTATGTTTTTTTTTAGTTTATTAATTTATTTTTTCAATTCTTTTTCTGCTCTCATTCGTGCAACTTTCTGCATTGGAGTTTCAGTTGGTTCAGCTGGCTCTGCTTTGCCTTGTGCCTGTCCTCCATTAGCTTGGAAATCAGCACCTGTTACAATCAATGCTTCAAACGATTTAACCTTTTTAGCAAGTGCTACAATATCGTTTTGAGTTGCATTAATTACACCTTCTTTTTCAGCAACTAAATCATCTTTTTCAGCTAGTTTAGCTTCTAATTCAGCAATCTTAGCATTAGCATTAGCTAAATCAGCGTTACCCTCAGAAGGTTGTGCTTCAGATACTACTGTTACAATACCTCCAACAACTGTAATAACCATTGAATCTAGTGTATAATCCCCGTCTGGTAGTGGAGTTGACATTGCTTCATCTTGAAATACTGGTGTATCTTGCATTACCATAGTACCTTCAAAGTAAATCTTCATGCCGTCAACTGTTTCAGTGTAAGCATTTTTAAATAGTGCCTTTGAAATCTTGTTCAAAAGCCCTTTGATTCCGCCAATTTCGGCTTTTAACTCTTTGTTTTCCATTTCTGAATTTTTATTGTTATTGTTAATGTATGCGACTAGTCTATACTTTGTGAATGCTTGTATGTCAGTACCGATAATTTCATCCGCAAAACCTAAATCAATGAACTGTTGCGGAGTTAGTGTTTTCGCATCGTTCATAATTGCCTGTATTTTTTCCGATTCGATGTTTGTAACGGTCGAATAAAAGTTATTTAGCTTTGTTTCTTCCTTTACTAAATTGTCATACAAATCCCTTGCATCTTTGCTTTCAATAGGATTTGAATTTTCATCGGGTTGCCAATGTGGGTTATGAATAAACGGCTCACTATTTTTATATAGCAATCGTTTGCCACCTTTATTTTGTGTTTTAGGTGCTTGGAAAATAACAGTAGCAATACTAGCCACCATTCCATTAGCGATTGTATTAACAGGGTAAGGCAATGAAGCTAGTCTATCTTGAATAGCATATCCATCAACTGTATAACCGCCCCCGCTATTAATATAAACATCTAATGCATCAACATTGCCTAAATTATCAATTTGAGCATCGAGCATTGCAGGTGTGTAATCACGACCTATAACCCCTTCGATAAATATTTTTCCTTTATTCACATTACAAAGAAAATACTATATTTGCTACTGATATTCTAATTGCCCTAAATAGGGCTAACTAAATTAAAGCCATGAGTAAATATTTATTACTAGCCAAAGAATATGCATCACTATTTTTAGGCGGTTATGTATTTTGTAGTTTTGTAGCGATGAACTTAAACCCTTTAGAATGGGGCGAAATAGCACGCTTAGTATTTGGTGCGCCTGTTCTAGTTTCTATTTTTGGCAATAAAAAATAATCACATTGGAGGAAAAGAATATAGCTAAACAGCATAAGACAACCCTACCTCCTTTTTGGGAATCTAAAATGAAAAAGATTTTAGATGATAATTTTATCCGTAAAAGCGACTTTATAAGGGATGCTATTAAAGATAAAATTACCGCATTTGAGAGTAAGGTTACAACTCGGAAATAGTTACGCTATTATCCACACTCTTAGTAAACTGACTAAACTCATTGTAGTTAAGATTTGGTGACGGCATACTTTTAACAGCACTTTCAAAACCTTTTATAAGCTGTGAGTTGGTAAGCATTGAAGCCGATGCCGTTCGAGCATAAAAACCACCATCCGAAGTTGGAATAAATCCAGTTGCAAATTTATGTTTTCCTAATTGAAAGTTAGGTCGATTACCTACTGCTAATTCCATTTGTGCAAGCATAGGCGCAAAACGCTCCGTTGCTCTTGCTGTCATAACCGATTCACCACGACTTAACTTTGCATCAATACTATCACTTGTGCCATTACCTGCCCCATCTAAACCGATTACACCCTTTGCGAACTTTGGTGGTGGTGGCATTTTAGATGAAGCGATTACAGCAATTTGTGCTGCAGTTGTTGCTGCGATTGCGACAGCAGCAATAGCACCGGCAATAGGTCCTAGTTGAAAAGCAGAAACAACCCCCAACGCTCCGGCTATTACAGCGTTTACAATTTGCAATGCCTTATTAGTTTCAAAAGCCTTTTTCTCAGCTTCGTATTTCTCCATTGCATATTTCTTTTCAATGGCACGTATCTTTTCCTCTTTCTTTTCTTTGGAGAGTGAGCTTTCTTGAACGGCTTGTATTTCAGCGTTTTTCTCAGCTTCAATTTCATTTAGCCTTATTTCAGTAGATGCGGATAGAACTGAACTAATTGCATTAACAGCGGTTTGTATGGATTGTAGCCCTTCTTGTGCTTGTCCTATATCTTCTTTAGTTAAACCAATAGAACTACCAAAAGTAGCTTTCTCATCTTTAACTTGTACACCTTTCCTAGCCTTAGCAATAGCGTTTTCAATCTTAGTTATTCCGTCTAGTTCTTCCTGTGTTACTTTACCATCTGCTCCGAAAAATTCACGTGTTAAGGCTAATTGTTCTTCAAGATATTTTAATTGAATATCTCGCTTTCTGTTCGCCTTTTCTTGCTCAGTACCAACCGATAAATCAACCGCTTCAAGTTCTAAATCTAAACTACGTTTGTTTTGCTCAATCTTATCGTTAAACTTTTTAGCGTTGATAGCTTTTTCTGCTTCAACATTCTTTTTCTTTTGCGCTTCTATTTTCTTTTGCGCTTCTTCATCAAACTTTAAAAGTGCCTCTACTTTTTGCCGCTCTATTTCAGTTCTTAATGCAATTTCTTTAGCTGAGTTACCCGTGATAGATTCCCACTTCTTTTCAAAAGAACGCTCTAGTTTTTCACGATCTGATATGAAAAATTCATCTGTTAATGTTTCGATGTTTTTATTGTAAGCGTCTTGCTCTTTTTTAAGTTCGTCAAGGTGTTTTTTTCGGTCTTCTAATCGTTTTTCTTCTTGCGCCTTAGCCTTTTCATTTGCCTTTTCTTGCTCAGCGGATATTGATTCTAGCAAAGCGTTACGTCTATTTTGTAACTTTTCTTGCAATACCAAACTTTGCCCTTCAAGTTCTACCCGTTTTTTTAGCCCCTCTTGAATTGCTTTTAGTTCAGATTCATTAAACTTACTAGAACGCTCTAGCCGTGTACGCAATGCCAATGCCTCTGCATTTGTTCCTTTAGTAAGTAGGTCAAGTTCCTCACCATTGATTTTATTCTTTTGCGAAAAAATCTCTATTTGCTTTTTTAATAGTACTTCGTTTCTAGCAACTGATTCTTTATATGCTTTTTCTTCTACCTTGTTTGCTTCGTCAATTAAGGCAATGCGTTCTTTTTCAGTTTTGCCTCTATCTTTCGAAGCAACAACTAGCCTATCAATATTTACTTTTGATTTCTCTAGTGATATGGCAAAAGCATTTTCCGTATCTTCCAAGTCACGCATAACCTCTAAAAGTTCTTGCCCTTGCTTAACAGCTTCGCTTATTGAACCTCCGCTAATCAATGCACCAAAAGCATCTTTTAAAGCCCTTACTCCATTTTCAACAGCATCTGCAATAGGTTTAAACTCTTGAAATACGTTGATTAACTGTTGAACAGCCATTATAATTATAGGCAATCCGGTTGTTGCAAGTGCTGCGCTGAACCCCTTAACTCCGCCACCTGCTGCTTGGAAACCAGTTTTAGCAGCATCTAGCCCTTTTGTAACTGCGGTTGCAGATATGCCAAAAGCATTTAGGTCACCTAATGCTGATTTGAAACCTTCTGCATAGTTTCCTACATTTCGCCTAGTGTCACCAACTGCCCCTTCTTGCTTCTTTAATTCGTCACTCAAAGCCTTTAAAGTAGGGATTGTCTTTGCCCGTTGCTCGGCACTCATTCGCACATATTCACCATACAACGAATTGTATAGCTT